AGGCTGGTGGGGTGTGGAAAGCATCCCACCGGTCTTCAGGTTAGCACAAACACAAATCCGCCGCCAACACGGCCATTCGACTTCGCGGCCGCCATCCGCGACGACCCGCGCGCCGTGCCGATGCCCGGCGTGCCGGTGCCGGAGTGGCTTAAGCTGCCCGGTGTGGACGAGACGACGTGACGGGCGCGCGCTTACGTCGCGTCGGCGCCGATGCGGCGACCTTCTCCGCGATCAGAACCTCAAGCCATGAGGACATCGTACGGCGTTCCATGGCAGCGAGTTCCTCCGCCCGCTCCTTCAACTCGGGCTCGATTCGCACGGCGATCACTTCAGTCTTTACGCGCGGTTTCATGCCGATTCCTGGTTTACAGAAGTTGACAAAGGTTTGCTTTCGTGTTTACGTTTATACGCATTCGCAAACCAACGGTCAAGGAGTCAACACATGAACGAAATCCGCCCCCCCTCCGGCCTCCGCATCGAAGCGGTGATGAGCGCGTGGCACGCCGCTCGCGCCCGGCTGCTCGCCGAAGACCCCGACCTCGAACACGACGAGGCCGCGCTGATCGACCTGCTTGGCCCGGAACAGGCGAACGTCGAGGAAGCGTTGTCGCGGCTGCTCCGCGCCGTGGTGCATGCCGAATCCATGGCCGAGGCTGCCGGCACGCGCGCCGACGCGCTGAAGGCCCGCGAGAAACGCTACGCCGCCCGCGCGCTCATGATGCGCGGCACGGCGATGGCCATGCTCGACGAAAACGGCATGCGGCGGTTCGAAATGGAGGATCTGACCGCGAGCGTGACGAGCGGGCGGCTGAAGCCCGAGGTCGCCGAGCCCGACGCCATCCCCGACCTCTACGTGGTCACCGAGACCACCAGGAAACCGGACCTCCGCGCCATCCTCGCGGTGCTCAAGAGCGGCGAGGCCGTGCCCGGCTGCGAACTCGTCTCCGGGTTGCCGTCTCTCACCATCAGGACACGCTGACATGAACGCCATCGTCAAAACCAACCCGGCCACCGCCGGGCTGCGCCCGCAGTCGTTCGCTGACCTCGTGCAGTTCGCCAACCTCGCGGCCAAGTCGAGCATGGTCCCGCCCGCCTACAAGGGGCAGCCCGAAAGCATCGTCCTCGCCGTCCAGATGGGCGACGAACTCGGCCTCGCGCCGATGCAGAGCCTGCAAAACATCTCGGTCATCAACGGCCGCCCCGCCGTCTGGGGCGACGCGGTGATCGGGCTCTGCCGCCAGTCCGCCATCTGCCGCGATATCGTGGAAACCGTGGCGGGCGAGGGCGATAAGCTGGTGGCCACCTGCACCGCGATCCGCGTCGGCGCCGAGCCGATCGTCCGCTCGTTCTCGGTCGAGGACGCCAAGAAAGCCGGGCTCTGGGGCAAGTCGGGGCCGTGGCAGCAGTATCCCAAGCGCATGTTGCAGATGCGAGCCCGCGGCTTCGCCGTCCGCGATGCTTTCCCGGACGTTTTGCGCGGCCTCATCACCGCCGAGGAAGCCGCCGACAGCCCCGCCCGCGACAGCTTCGCCGGCCCCACCATCGAGCACGCCGCACCCGCCGTCGATCCCACCGCCGGCCAGCAGCAGATGCAGGCCATGGCCAAGGCGGCGGAGCCGAAGGCCGAGACGCCGAAGCGGCGGACCATCACCGAGTGGCTCGACGCGCTGGCCCTGGAACTGGCCTCGTGTGACGGGACCGAACTGGAGGAAATCCTGGCGCGCGATGAGGTCCAGCAGGCCCAGGACCGCTTCCGCAACGGCGCCAAAGACCGGCTCAACCACGTGATTCACGAAGCCCTGAAGCGCACCGCCGCGCCGGTCGAGGACGACGGGCTCTACGCCGACTCGGCCGCCGATCCGTTCCGCGAGATGGCGCCGACGTGAACACGCGGCGATAGGAGCGCGCCATGGAAAGCGGCGCGCTCCCCGCGTTTCTGCCGACCGATGTGGCGCTGCCCTACGGGCTCGGGGCAGACGGCCGCCTGGTCGCGATCGGAGAGGTCGCTCGCGGCAAAGCGTGCGACTGTGTTTGCCCTGGCTGCCGCCGCCCGCTGGTGGCCAGGAAGGCGCTCAAGATCCGTCACCATTTCGCGCACGCCGCCAACGCGGTGTGTGCCGGCGGCTTCGAGAGCATGCTGCACCTGCTCGCCAAGGAACTGATCGAGAAACACCGCTCAATCGTGGTACCGGAGGCGGCGGTCAGTGTCGGCGAAACACACCGCCATATCAGCCCCGCCAGAACCCTCCCGCTGTCCAACATACGCCTGGAACAATGGATCGGCGGGCTGCGGCCCGACATCGTCGCCGACTTCGATGGGCACGACCTGATCATAGAAATCGCCGTCACCCACAAGGCGGAGGAGACGAAACTCGAAGAATTGCGCCGCCGAGGGGCGCCGGCGATCGAAATAGACCTGAGCGCCTTCCACCATCGCGAAGTAACCGAACCCGAAATCTGGCACGCCATCCACTCCGGCGCGACTCGTTACTGGCTGTTCAACAGGCTGATGGAACTCGAACGCGCGGACGCGGCCAAAGCCGAGGATATCCGGCTGCGCCGCGAACTCACCCGCGAACTCGCGATGGCGAAAGAACACGCCACACTGGTCGAGGAATGGGCGAGATGGGAGGAAACCGAAGGGCTGCGCCTCCTTGAAGTAGCGCGGGCGAAAAAAGCGGCGGAAGACGCCAAAGACCGCGCGATAGGCAGAGCAAAAGAAATCGTCTTCCAGGTCGGGCTCAGTCATTTCCGGGACGAAAAGGTGGCGCGGGAATGGGTGGAGAGGTGTGCCGTTAATTTTTCCGTCCTGGGGGGGTTTAGCGGGGCTACCCCGGATCTGAGCCGGTTCACGACATGGTGCGCGGGGCAAATCCGCGACGAGGAACAACGCCAGGTCGAACTGCGGGCCGCCGCCAAACTGGCGCGGGAGGCGCTGCTACGGGTCGCGATAATGAAATTCGGCGCCACCGATCTCGCCGACCTCTGGATGAACACGACAAATCCGAAAATCGGCCGTCGCCGCCCGGCTGACGTGGTACTGGAGCCGAACGGCATCCAGCTTTGCAAGATGGCGCTGGGATGAGTGTCCATGACGGCGCGCCGAGCCTTGAGGCCGAACTCGGTCACGCCGTCGCTCGCGGCTGGCTCACCCTTACACTCGCCGATGCCGCCGTCCTCGCCCGCTATCCAACCGAAGCCGAAGCCGTATCGCACGCCAGCGAGGTCCGCCGCTCGGCCGCCGCGTGGCGCCATATCCGCGATGCCCTCGCGCTCCGAATCCACGAACTGACCGCGACCAACGCTCGCGCCCGCCTGCCGTGGAACGCGCTCATGGCACAGGCCCACGAGGTCAACCGCACGCAAACGCTGAACGAGGCGGAGGTCACCGCCATCGTCGAGGCCGCCGTTTACGACAGCCTGCCGGAGAGGAGGCGGAAACATGGCGCGTGACGAGGACAAGACGCGGCGAGACAAAATCCGACTGGCATACGAGAGCGGAGGGACGAAGCCGGTGCTGGAGCAGCAAGCCGCCGTCAACCGCATCCTCACCGGCGCGGAGTTCATCGGCCGGCACGTCCCTCCCACCTGGCTGATCGACGGCATCGTCCAGCGCGGACGCCTCTACGCCTGCACGTCCCTGACCGGACACGGTAAAACCGCCATCTGGCTGTTCAACGCCTGCATGATCCAGGCCGGCCGCATGATCGGCAACCTCGAGACGTTCCAGGGCAATGTCCTCATCCTCGCCGGCGAAAATCCCGCCGACCTCGAAGCCCGCATGATCGGCATGGCCAAAGCCTACGACATCCCGCACGAGCAACTGCCCTACGTCCTGCCCGGCGCGTTCCCGATGAACGAGGACGAAATCGAGACGCTGAAACAAGCCATCAAGGGCCTCGGCGTGGATCTGGCGCTCATCATCGGCGATACCGCGTCCTCATTCTTCCCCGGTGACGACGAAAACTCCAACGTTCAGTCCGGAGGCTACGCCAGAACGCTGCGAACCCTGCACGAGTGCCAGGGCAGCCCCGCCGTCGTCGCGCTCTCCCACCCGGTCAAGGGCGCCGCACGAGGCAACCTGCTGCCACGCGGCGGCGGTGCCTTCCTCAACGAACTCGACGGCAATCTCGCACTCTGGTCCGACGTGCAGGGCGAGGTCACCGAACTGCACTGGTGCGGCAAGATACGCGGGCCGGATTTCTCCCCCCTCGGCTACCGTCTCCGCAAGGTCGAAACCGGCCTGATAGACGAGAACGACCGCCCGGAGATGACCATCATCGCCGAGCCGATGTCGGACGAGGCACTCGCTGACCACGGCAAGCAGGCGCTGGCCAACGAAGATGTCGTGCTCCAGATGCTGCGGCTGCGACCCGACTGGTCATACGCCCAGATGTGCCGCCACGCGGGATGGATGGACGACAGCGATCAACCCATGAAAGCCCGCATCCAACGAGCCATCCGCGCCCTCGCCGACGACAAGATGATCCAACAGATCCGCAAGGGCGCACCATGGTCGCTGACCGAAAAAGGGGAAAAAGTCTATGACAAGAACAACCCAAAGTAGAACGCATCATGCCGTATCATCGGATACGGCGAGTTCCCAGCCGTATCATCCATTGCTGATACGGACAGAACCGTATCTTGCTGATACGTTATGAATGATACGGCTGATACGATCTCCCGATTGATGAATAAAAACATAAGCTTAAGCCGTATCGGAACCGGATACGGAGGGGGGGGTTTAACCCCTCCTCCATCCGTATCGTATCTTCCTTTTCCTATAGAGGGATACGGCGATACGGTTCGTTGGAGAAGTGCAACAGGATGGACCAGAAAACCACCGCCCGCCGCCGCGCCCCGTTCATGACCCCCGAGGCGTGGGAGCGGTTCGAAGCGTTGTGGTGCCGCACGCCGCTCTCGGCCGACGCCATCCGCGAGCACATGCGCCGCGACCTGGGCATCGAACTCATCGACCCACAGGAAACCGCCGCCCGACGGGGCCTCGTCCGCCTCAACAGCGCCAACCCGCACGCCAGAGAGGAACGCCGGCAACTGGCCGCCCTCATGCGCTGGTATGCCCCGCCAGCGCGCCTGGACGTGGTCAGGAAGCCCGCGCGCCGTTACCCCGTGCCAACGGGCGGGTTCAGGATCGGAACGCCATGACCCGCGCCGAGCGCCGCGTGCTTGCCCTGCTCGCCGATGGCGAATGGCACCCAATGAGCGAAATACGGTCATCACACGCCGTGATCGAGCGGCTCTGGCGCGGGGGCCAGATCCAGGGCGCCATGGACGGCGTCGGCGCCTGGCCCGAGCACCGGCTCTGGCGACTGCGCCCCGCTACCCCGCCCGAGGCACCCGACCGTCAGGCACCGGAGGACAAAGCATGACTGAAACCACCGCCGGACAGTTCCGGCCACTCACCGAAGAGGAGCGCCGGCTCCGCGATCAGGCGGAATGGTGGCGCGCCATCAGGAAAAACCAACCGGCTACCGACCCGCCGCCCGATGGTGAGGAACGCGACCGTCAGGCACCGGAGGCGACGGGTTCGCGAGCCGGTGCGACGCGAGATCCTCCAGCCAGTCGAGGATGACCGCGGGAACCGGCTGCCGGCCCAGCGTCCAGTTCCGCGTCGTGGACGGCGACAGGCCGAGTTCAACGGCGAGCGTGCCCGCCGTCCAGCGGATCGCCCGCAAGGCGGCGCTCAGACGGGCGCTGGGGGGCAGGGGCGGAGCCTCGGCGGCCTGTGCGGGCCTCTCAGGCGCCGCCGCGACGGGGAGAGAAAGAGGGGCGAAGGTCATGCCCGCGGCTCAATCGTGATGGTCCGCATCGGCACCGCGCCATGGGCCAGCAGAGCATCGACGGACCTCGGCAGGGCGTAAACCTCCGCGTCAGTCATCTCCGGCCATTCAGGCATCTGGTAGAGCGTGAACGTGCCGGAGCCAAAGCCGCGCAACTCGTGGCGTAACTCAGCGTCGTCGTGGGTCAGGCACTCGCCGGAATCAGAACCGAGCACCTTGCCTGTCTCGTCAACGACCGCGATACGGGTCAGTTCAGTGATCGTGAGAATGTTGGTCATGGTCGCTGTTCCTTCGTGCGTTCAGGGGAAGCGGGGCCGAGGCCCCCGGGGGTCAGGCGCGGGGAAGCAGCGAGGCGAGCCACGCGCGGGGAGGTAGCGTCGCGGTGTCCACGATCACGCAGCCAGCCATCTCGAAATCCCACCGCGCCTTGCCGGCGGCGCGAAAAACCTCAAGAGCCAACTCTTTCTTCACTCCGCGAGCCTTGCGGTAAGCGGCGCTGGCGTTCATTTCGGCCAGTTCGAGGCGGGCGTATTCGGCGTGCCATTCGGTGTTCGTCATGTCGTGTGTTCCTGTTAGTCTGTGTTGATGACAGGGATATACGATCTGACGTGAAGTTCGTCAATGGTTATTTGTGGGGTGGGGGAGATTATTTCCGGGCGGCGGTCGCCGAACGTCAGCCCGTAGGCGCCACGATAGGCGTTTGACTACGCGCCTGTTTCGTGTGCAGTGTCCAAAATATGGCGGGAATCCATGCCTGACACGCTGCAAACCGGCGCTTTGCCGTGCGGACGCAATGAGGCGAGCGTGGGCATCGACGACGGAATCCGCTGGACCGTCGCCCAGACGCACCCCAAAGCCGAGCCGATCGCCAGCGTCGGCCTCCGCCTCGCGGGATACCGAACATACCTGCCGCGCTACGCCCGGCGTCGCGGCGGCAACGGACCGCGCCGCGCCGACATCGTCCATAGCCCGCTGTTCTCCGGCTACGTGTTCGTCGCCCTGGCTCCCGGCCAGGGGTGGGTCGCCGCTCGCTACACGCGAGGCGTGCATCGCCTGTGCATGGCCGGCGATCATCCTACCTACGTCGCCGCGGGCGCTGTAGAGGCGCTCCAGGCGGGTGACGCGGTTCGCCAGCACCTTCCCCCAGCCGACAGCGTGTGGCGCCCCGGCGCCCCGTGCAGGCTCAACGGCGGCTCACTCGCCGGCCTCGACGCCGTGGTCGCGACGATCGCGGGCGAGGTCGCCGTCGTGCATGTGCTAATGTTGGGAGAATTGCGCGCCGTCACCGTTGACGCGGCGTCATTGTGTGAGAGGCGTGATTAGTTCGTGAGATTTGTATCTCTACAGTAGACGGAACTAGATGGCGAAAGGCCAGAAAACAGGCGGCAGAGTCGCCGGCGTCCCGAACAAATATAATGCTTCCATAAAGGAAATGATCGTTGGGGCGCTGTCTGATGTTGGCGGACGTAAATACCTTGCCGAGCGCGCTATCGACCAGCCGGTCGCGTTCATGGGGTTGATCGGTCGCGTGCTGCCGCTACAGGTGACCGGCGAGAACGGCGGCGCGTTGGTTGTAGACATACACTGGGCCGATGCGACGCCGAAGCTAAACGGGCACGCCCACGACCCGCTCACGATCGAAGCCGACGAGGCCATGATCGTATCGTTCGAAACCAAAGATGGCACAACGTAAAACACTCGTGCTGCCGTTCGCGCCGCGTGATTGGCAACGACCTCTCATAGACGATGACGCGAAACGCATCGTCGCCGTCGTGCATCGCCGTGCCGGCAAGTCAACGGCGTTGATGTGGCGCGGACTTAAACGATGCCTCACTGAACGAAAGTCGAAACATCCGCGCGTCGTCCACATCCTGCCCTACGGTGTGCAGTGGCAACGAACCGGGTTATGGGATGATCTGGTGCGGGCGGCTGAACAACTGCCCGACGCCATCGTGCGGCGGTCGGAGATGTCGATACGGCTTCCGAATGGCGGGGTTTATCAATGCGGCGGCGCGGACAATCCCGATGTGTGGCGCGGCGGCGCGGCGGACGAGGTCATCATCGATGAGTTTGACGACACGCCGCAATCGATGGTTCCGTTGGTGATTGAGCCAATGCTCGCTGACCGAGACGGAACGCTGGTCCGCAGTGGAACGCCGAAAGGACGCGGGTTGCTTCAGGCGGCGTATGATCGCGCGAAGGTCACGGCGGGGTATTCTTCTTATTTGCTGGACTACAAAGCGACTGGTGCGCTGTCCGGAGAGGCGATTGAGCGTTTGCGCGCCGAAATGAGCGAGGAAGAGTTCGCGCAGGAGATGGAGTGTTCGTTCAACTCGCCGAACTCTGGGAGTTACTATGGTAAGTTGATGGATGAGGCGGAACGCGAGGGCCGTGTCTGTCTCGTGCCACATGATCCCGCGTTGAAAGTATGGACTTCGTTTGACCTCGGGATAGACGACTCGACGGCGATATGGTGTTGCCAGATCACCCGCGGCGGCGAGTGGCGGCTGATCGACTACATCGAGGACAGTGGCGCGGGGTTGGACCATTACGCGAGGCTATTGCAGGCCCGGCCTTACGTCTACGAGAAGCACCTGTTGCCGCACGACGCGGCGGTGCGCGAACTGGGTTCCGGCCGGTCCCGCACCGAGACGTTGCATGGCCTCGGCGTTCGCCCCACCCGCGGCGTCGGCGCGCACAGCGTGGCCGATGGCATCAACGCCGTCCGCATGATCCTGCCGCGCGCCTGGTTCGACGCCGAGAAGTGCGCCAAGGGCATTCACGCGCTGCGGCACTACCGGCGGGAGTGGAACGAGGCGGCGCAGACGTGGCGCTCGGCGCCCGTTCATGATCACGCCAGCCACGGCGCGGACAGCATGCGCTACCTCGCCCTCGGTGTCCGCGAGGCCCGCCCCGAGAGCGTCGACAGCATCCTGACGCGCCCGCTGCGTGAGCCGGTCACGATGCACGAGGGCCTCGGCAACAACTCGGCGTGGATGGGCGTGTGAGCCAAATATTATTGGTCGACTCCGAGACGGGGGAGACGCGGGAAGCGACTCAGGCCGATATGAACTCCATCGGATACGGCGCCGCCCGGCTGCACCTCGATAACTGCGAGTTACGCAAGGAGGTCGCGAGGCTCCGTGAATACCTGCACGTCATCGAGGACGCGCCGACGCTTGAACTGGCCGTGAATCAGGCCGCGCTGGCGTTGTATATGTGATGGCCTGCCTCAGTTCATTGAATCTCGATCTGTTGTCTGTCGTTCTGGGCTTCATGGCCGGGGCGATTTTCGCGGCACTGTTCGCCTGATGTGTTTCAGCGCGGCCTGGTTCGTGTCGTTGCTGATCTGGCTCATCGTCATCGCCGCCGTCGTGGCGATCGTCCGCCTCATCCTGCCCACCGTCCTCGGCTGGCTCGGCGTCGCGGGCACGCTGGTCATGCAGGTGCTCAATATCGTTCTGATAGCGTTCGTGCTGATCGTTCTGATTTGGTTCTGTTGGGATCTGCTGACCTGTGCGGGCGGCATGCCGAGGGTGCGGTGACTCCGAATCAAAAGGCGGTGGAGATGGCTAAAATGAAAGCCATCATCCAGAGATCTCTCGCCGGCGAGAGTGTAAACGATCTCGCGGTTGAGTTCGGTATGAAAGCGCCCCTTGTGCGGAAGATGGTCGATGAGTGCCGCCGGGTGCTGATGGAATGCGCTTGACGGCCGAGGATGCGGTGAGCGCGATTGTTAGCGCCGTTTCACGCGAACCTAACGCTCGTACAATCCTCGGATGCGTCCGCAAACAGACGTTTGATCGCGTTCCCGATGACATTCCGGGCGGAAATCCGTCGTATTCCATGCGATATCATGCGTTTTGAACGATGATCGACATCCGGCGCAATGGAGATGGCTCGCTTGATGAGATCGTGGCGCATGACGTGGCGATCCACCTGGAGCAGATGAGCCCCGGTCACTGGTGGATGAGCATCGATAACGCCGGGCGCCTGTATCATCTCAACCTTACCGCGAGGCGCGCGAAGATCGCCGCGACGGTAGAGGCGATGGACTGATGTGGCCGAAACGGTCGCCAGTTGGGTCCGTACCAACCTCGGCGTCGCGGTCGCCATCACGGCGGTCATGGGTACCATCCTCGGCGGCGTCGTCGCCGGCACGCTCTGGGTCGGCTCGATCGCGCATCTCGAAAAGCGGGTTGATGTCATCCGTGGCGACGTGACCGTGATGCAGGCGACGATGTTGGAGAACCGCAAAGTCGTTGCTGACGTGCGCCGCTCGCTGGAGGCCAGCGACGCCACCACGCGCGAGTCGATGGCGCGGCTAGAGGAACGGATCAAGGCACAAGAGAAGGCGAAGTAATCATGGCCCATACGCCCACGACGCACAAAGATGACGACGACAAGGCGGCGCCGGCCAAACCGGCGACCAGAGCCGCCATGCCGCGCGACACCAGCGCCGACCAGACGCGCCTGCTGCTGCTGCTCGCCGGCGACTGGGTCAACAACGACCGCACGCACGCCCGCGAGATCGCGGTCCTGGTGACCTCGCTCACCGCGTCAGCAGGTCCGCCGGTCAATGTGGACGTGCCGCACGTCACGCAGGCGGGTGCCACGCTCAACTGCACGATGGGCAACTGGAACGGCGAGCCGACCGAGTATGCCTACGCGTGGCAGGCCGATGGCGTGGCCAACGAGGCGACCGGGGCGACGTACGCCGTGAAGCCCGAGGACGCGGGCCACAGCCTGGCCTGTGTCGTCACCGCGACCAACGCCATGGGCAGCACGACGGCGCCGATGTCCAACGCCGTGGCGATCCCGGCCGTCTGACACCGTGGCCGCGTCTGACCCGACGATGGGCGTGCCGACGCCGACAGGGGTGCTGCAAGGCGTCGCCGCGTTCTCGTGGGATGGCTCGGCGTGGCAACCCAGCGGGCGCGCGGGGCCGTCCGTGGCGACGCCAACGGGGGTCTTGCGAGGGGTCGCGGCGTTCAACGGCGGCCCGTCGTGGCAACCGTCAGGGCGCGCCGGTCCGGACGTGGCGACACCGACAGGTGTACTGGATGGTGTCGCGGTCTATACGTGGTCCGGATCTGCCTGGACGCCGCCGGGTGGCCAGACGACGCCATCGACGCCGACCGGGACGCTGCGTGGCGTCGCGGCGTTCAACTGGGATGGCGCCGCATGGCAACCGGCGGGTCAGGCCGGACCTGACGTGGCGACGCCGTATGGCGTGCTTCAGGGCGTGGCCATGTTCAACTGGTCTGGCACTGCCTGGGCGCCGGCGGGCGCGCCGTCGCTGTCGTTGGACTTCATGACGCCCGGCACGCTCGATCCGCGGATTACGTTCACCCGCGCGTCCACCGCGACATACACCGACGCGACCGGAACGATCCAGACGGCGGCCACGAACGCGCCGAGGTGGGACTACGATCCGGTGACGCACCAATTGCGTGGGCTGCTGATCGAGGAAGCGCGGACGAATATCGCGTTGCAATCGGCGGTGGGATCTTCTCCGTGGACCGCGTGGGGATCGATAACGGCGCCGACCGAGACGCCGAACGCCGTCGCGGCTCCTGACGGCACGCTTACCGCTACATCACTCGCGTTTCCGGCCGTGACCGCCGGAGCGACCAGCATCCTGTATCAGAATATAACCCCGACGGCGGCGCCGTATGCTTTTAGCGCGTGGCTGAGAGGCGCCGTCGGCGGTGAACGCGTGTGGCTCGCGGTGGCGAACGGCGCGATTTATTATAGCGCTCCCGCTGTTTTAACCAGCGCGTGGCGGCGGTTCGTTCTGATTACTCCAACCTTACCGGCGGCGAGCCTGCCATTTTATGTCGGGGTTGATTTACGGGATGCCACGCAGACGCCGACGTCCGCGCAAACCGTCTACGCCTGGGGCGGTCAGGTCGAGCAAGGCGCGTTCGCGACCAGCTACATTCCCACGGCGGCGGCGGCGGTGACGCGGGCGCAGGACAGTTGCGCGATACCGCCAGCGAACATGGCGCCGTGGTTCATATCGCCCGGCGGGTCTTGGTTCGCTGAGTTCGATTTCTTTAATCCGTCTCCCGGCAACTCTCGTATTGTCGGCCCAACCAACGTGGCGGGCGGTATAACGCCGCTGTTTTTGACCGCCGCACCGGTTAACGGATCAGCGTATGATGGCGTGGGCGCCATCGCCTCGACCAATCCAACGACGCCAAACAGCGTTGTTAAAATGGTTTCGACCTGGGCGGTCGGTCAGGCGAAGTTCGTCACCAACGCGGGCGCTGTCGCGTCCACCGCGTCGATGACGGCGGGTTATGCCGCGCTTGGTTCATCAGGAACCAGCTTCATGATGGTGTCTCCGACCTTGGCGGATAATACCAGTGGTCATCTGCGTCGCGTCAGCTACTGGCCGCGCGCATTGTCAGACGCCGAGATGCAACAGGTGACGACATGAATGACCGGCCGAGTTACCCATGGTCCGAGGGTGACGCGCTGTTCGCGTCTGAACTCAACGCGGCGATCGCCAACGCGGGCGGCGGTGACGGCGGCGGCGTCAGTATCCTGGATTTCGGCGCGAAGTGCGATGGCGTGGCCAACGATACCGTCGCTGTCAATACCGCTCTGACATCAGGTGCGAACCGGGTCACCATCCCCGCCGGTAAGTGTTGCTATTTGCCCAACGGCATCACGGTTCCCAGCGGTGTCGCGCTGGAAGGGTTGTCGTTCTTTTCGCAATCGCCCAGAAATGGCACGACACTATCGCCGCCCAGTTCCTCGATCCTGACCAACGCCAACATAAACTCCGTGACGCTCGGTTCCGGCGCCAATCTTCAGGCGGTCGCTTTGCGAAACCTCGTGATCGTGACAAACGCCACGTCCGCGCCGACCTCCGGCGCCGGGGTTTATGTCAACACGGGCGCTCAGGTTCGTTGTGATAATGTATTGGTGTACAATGCTTATAACGGGTTCTATTGGAAGACGGCGGGCGCGAACGGCATCATTGGGTGGATGGACGGTTGCCAGACCGATCAGATATCCGGGCATCACGTCGTGCAGGACACGTGGCCTGAATTGCGGCTGAACATGTGCCGGTTCACCGGCGCGTATGGCGCGCTGGCTTATGTTTATATGACGGGGGGAGCGGGCAGCGGGGACATCCTGCCGAATGGCCACTTCGCCACGAACTGCCAGTACAACGAAAACGGACCCGACGTTGGCGCGCTCGTGTTGGCCGGCGGCATGATGTCCGGATCGCTGGCGCAGGAGGTTCATTTCGTTAACTGCCACTCGGAGCATTCCAGCTACATCGTGCGAACAGACGCGACGGAACCGGGGTTACTGAGTTTTGTTTTCGTCGGCGGCACGCATTTTTACACCGCGGACTTTTTCAGACTTGATCCGGCGACCACCTCGATCACTCAGTTTCGGATAGCCGCGTGTAATCTGGAAGGCCCGTCATTCACGATGGCGGCGCAATTCTTCGTCGATTGTCAGGTGGTCGGCACCTATATCGGGAGCAATGTCGCGCTGAGCGGGGGCGGTACGCTCGCTTTCTCGGGTAACAGCGTCTTCGGGAACCTCGCGCTGTCAGGCAACTGGACCGCGCTTGTTGTGAATACCACGCTTCGAGGCTCGTTCTCCAATACCGCGACGGGGGCGGTCTCCGTCGCGATTCCCGGCAATTCCATCGTGTTGGGAGCGCCCGTGAGCGGAGCGGATTTTGGTTCGCATACCGCATCAGGCGTCACTGACCTGTCCAGGCATGTCCAACTCTACACTGGCTATGCCGGGATCAACGTCACCGCGTCAGCCATGAATTTCGTGATCGCTGGCGCGGCGCCGCTTTCGGTGATCGAGGGTAGCAATTCCGGACTGCTGGCCGCGCGTTTGGCGGGGTCTCTGAGTTACGCGAACGACGCGGCGGCGGCGGCTGGCGGTATTCCGGTCGGCGTTCTTTATCGTAACGGCAGTGTCGTGCAAGTGAGGGTCGCATGACCTTCCCGGCACACGACACACAGGATTGGCGCCGGCCACGACGCGGGGGCGAGGTGGTCCACCGGGACACCGCATTTGCCGCAGCGAAAAGACACGAGGCGCATGGGTTCGGCGGTTTGTTCTGTCATGACGCCATGTTGGCACGGGTGACGCCGTAATGCCACGCGCCACCAAAGGCGACGCCGAGATCATCCGCGAGGGCAAGGAGCGGTTTACCCGCTGTGAGGCGTGGGAACGGCAGTGGAGGGAACGAGCCCTATTTGACACGAAGTTCGCGAATGGAGACCACGCGAATATGTGGCAGTGGGATGCCAACGTTCGCACGGAGCGCGGTTCCCGGCCATCGCTGACCTACAACCAGGTCCGCCAGCACAATTTGCAGGTCATCAACGACGCGCGGCAGAACAAGGCCCAGATCAAAATTAGCCCGGTTGGCGGACGCGCCACATACGAGGCCGCCCAGGTGTTCTCCGGCATCATCCGGCGCATCGAATACACCAGCAAAGCGGTCGATGCTTACTCGACGGCGACGTATCATCAGGTCGAGAGCGGCATGGGTTACGTCCGCGTCGAGACGGACTACGTTGACGATCAGTCGTTCGACCTGGATCTGTTCATTCGCCGCGTGCCCGATCCGCGCTGCGTCTACATGGACCCGGACTGTAAGTCCTATGACAAGTCTGATGCCGCGTTCGCGTTCGTGTTCGAGGACGTGCCGAGAGATCGTTACGAGGAAGAATACGGCGAGGAGGACAACACCGCGCCGGCCACGTTCGACAAAACCGATGGTTGGAACGACAAGGACCACGTGCGGGTCGCGGAATACTGGCGCCGGGGCGAGGCCAACCGCACGATTCACATGCTCGACAACGGCGCGGTCGTCGACGACGACGAAATCCCCGAGGAACTGCGCGACGAAATCAAGAAACGCGTCGTGAAATCGCGCGATGTGTCGGAGCCGGAAATCGAGTGGTTCAAGATCGCGGGCGACAAGATCGTCGATCGCAGGGATTGGCCGGGGAAGTACATTCCCATCGTGCCATTCATCGGCGAGGAAACCGTCATCGACGGCGTGATGGACCGCAAGGGCCACACCCGCAGCCAGATCGACGCCCAGCGCATCTACAACTATTGGGCGTCGGCGGCCGTCGAACAGGTCGCGCTACAGACCAAGACGCCCTACATCGCCCGCGCCGACGCGATCGAGGGGCGGACGGAGCAGTGGGCCACCGCCAACGTCAAGAATTACTCGGTGCTGGTCTACAACGGCGTGGACGAGGCGGGGCAGCCGATCCCGCCGCCCGCGCGCGTCGAGCCGCCCACGATGGCCCAGGCTTACATCCAGGGCATGACCATCGCGCGGCAGGATCTGATGTCGGTGACCGGTCAGTATCAGGCCGAACTGGGGATGCCGAGCAACGAGCGGTCAGGTATAGCGATACAGCAACGACAAAGACAAGGTGACACCGCGACTTATCATTACATAGATAATCAAAGTAAAGCCATAAGACAAGTTGGACGAATACTTATAGACCTGATCCCGAAAATCTACGACGTGCGGCGCGTGGTGATGACGCTCGCCGAGGACGGGTCGGAGGCGAAGGTGGTCGTGGCGCCGGACGCTCCGGAAGCGCACCAGAACATGGGGCAGGGGCCGGGCGGACAGCCGGCGGCGCTGTCGAACGGACAGGCCCAGCAGCAGGCGGAAGACCCGGAGCAGCCCGATCCGACCGTGATATTTAATCCACAAATTGGAACCTACGACGTTGAAGCGGATGTAGGCCCCTCGTATGGGACACAAAGACAAGAGGCCGCTAATGCGTTCTCTCAAATAATGCAGCAAAATCCAGCAGCTTTTCAGGTTGTTGGGGACTTTTGGGCTGCCAATTCCGATTTTCCGGGGGCCGATGAGTTAGCGGATCGCCTGAAACGCGGTCTTCCCCCTCAATATAAATCCGGTCCAGATCCCCAGGTTCAAGCCGTCACTCAGCAAGCCCAACAAATGCAACAGCAAGCCCAGGGGTTACTGCAAAAGGCAGATGCCGAGATCGCGATGCTCAAGGCGCAACTGGTCCACGCGCAAGAGTCGGCGAAGGACAAGAGCGCGGAACTGGCGATACGTGATTATGAGGCCGAGACGAAACGCCTCGACGTGGTCGGCGGCATCGATCCCATCGCGCTTCAGGTGGTCGTTCGACAGCTTGTCTCCGACATGCTCCAGACCGAGTTGCACCCCGTCCTGCAACAGCACGCGGCCCAGGAAGGCCAGCTACAGGCCATGGTCAATCCGATGCCGCCGCAGGCCGGGACCAACGGAGCAGCCTCCGGTGGCTCGTAACGCGCTCTCTTACGGTGACACGGACAGCGACAACCCGCTGGCCCGCGCCGCCGCCTACGCCGCTCCCTGGACCACGGACGGGGCGGATACGAGCGTCGGCGTACCTTCGATCGGCGCCGGTGGGGACGCGGTCGGCCAGTGGATGGCGGCGCAACTCGCGAAGATGCAGGGCACCCGGCCCACGGCGCCGATCTGGAACCCCGATAATCCGGTGGGCACCGAGACGCTCCAGTCGATGGGAATGCCACAGCCAACGAACTACGCCGGCCCGGTCGGGCAGTATGTGAACCCGGTGACCGGGCAACTGACGACGCAGGGTCAGGCGCGGATGGCCGATAATCCGCTGCTCGGCTTCGACACCGGCGGCATCGGCGGCGTGCTCAAAGGGTTCCACGGCTCTCCGCACGCCTTCGACCGTTTCAGCAACGATGCCATCGGCAGCGGCGAGGGCGCGCAGGCTTACGGGTATGGGCATTACCTCGCGGACAGCGAGGGCGTGGCGCGGAGTTACCGGGACGCGCTGACGCGAGACAGTGGCGCGGTCACGTATCAAACGCCGTATCGGGACAGCCGCCTGGACAATAGCTCAAAAACACATGAGCGGTTTTTAGCTGATAGGTTCAGATCAAACGGTGGCGATGTTGATGCGACAACCGCTCATCTGGAGCGAGATTTAGAAGCAAATCCTGGTGACGCCACCATAACAAAGGCGCTTGAACTGGCGAGGTTTCCTGATTCTGCCTTAACGCTAAAGGATGCGAACCCCGGCCACATGTACGAGGTCAACGTCAACGCCGAGCCGGAGCATTTTCTGGACTGGGATAAGCCGTTGAGCGAGCAGCATCCGGTGGTGCGGCAGGCGTTGAATGATATCGGTGTCGCGCCCCCTGGCGCTTCTTTCACGGTGCGTCCCGTCGAAGGCGGCCATGTCGTGGACTTTGTTGACGGGAACAACAAATTCACGACATCACGCGTTTATCAGTCGGCCGAGGACGCACAACGGCAGGCATCGATTACGATGAAGATGATGAACCGCGATCCAACTGGCGCTGAAATGGTGCGCCAGAATCAGGGAATCGAGGCAAAGTTAGCTGAAGCAGGAATCCCCGGCATTCGCTACCTCGACGCGGGCAGCCGCCGCGCGGGCGAGGGAAGCCGTAACACGGTCGTGTTCGACCCCTCCACGATGGACATCATCCGCCGCTACGGCCTCGCTGGCCTGATGGCGGGCGGCGGCGCGGCGGCGCTCGGCGGGCAGGGACAACAGCAATGAGCGAGGACGCCGTCGCCTCCGTCCATGTCGCCGAGATCCAGCGCCTGCGCGCGATCATCGCCGAACTGGAAGCTGAGAACGAACGGCTGCGGATGATCGACGCGACGCCTGAGGGCTGGGGCGCTCTGTTCGACGCACAAGGCGCCGAACTTCAGAAAGCATACGACCGCGTCACCGCCCTGGAGATGAGCAACCAGGCGCTGGCGGCCGAGCAGTTTCTCGATGAGCTGCGCGACCGGCTTGAGAAAATGCACGACAACGCTCTCATCGCCAGCCGCGAGGCCGACCGGCACATCAGCCAGTCGCAAGCCCGCATCCTCGCCCTCGAGGCCGAGATCGCGGTGATGCGCGGCACGCTGGCCCGCCCCGACACCGCCGACGATGGGCCGGTCACGCTCATCGAAGGCACGCCGAACGCACCACGATGAGCGACAACCCACTGATCGTTCCGACCGTGGCGAGCAACAACCCACTGGCGCAGGCGCCGCCGCCGCAAGCCGATCCGATGGACTACTCCGACCGCTACAACACCCGCCTGTCGGCCGCCGACGAGCAGCGGTTCCAGCAATGGATGCGCCAGCAGTCCCAGGCCACCGGGCGCGATATGAGCAACGACCTCTACGACTACGACCTGCGCGGTTTCTTCAAATCTGGCGGCAAGTTTGATGAGGAAAGCGGCCACGCCGGCGATACGTTCAAGAAGCCGAACCACCCGACGTTCAGCGACCAGTCCCAATATCACGGCGTAGACGGCTACAAGGGGGGTTCGTGGGGCGGCGGACAGAACGGTCAGCCGTGGACGTTCACGCCCTCCGCGACAAACCTTCAGATGATGCCGTTGCCCGATCTGCAACGATATTTCGCATCCCCGGCCGAAGCGGGCCGCAGCGTCCTCGTAATGCCGAACCAGTAATCCAACAGGCTACCCATGAGCGAAACAACAGACCAACCGCCCGTCGTTTCCGACCCCGGCGGCCTCCCGCAACCCGCCGTTCCCGATCCCCCGGCACAGGCCGACACCGGCAACGCGCCGGAGGGCGAGGCGCCGGAGCACAAGGAGCAGCCCGACCCGGAGGGCCGCCGCGTCGCCCAGGTTCGCGCCCGGTTGGCGGCGGCGGAGCGCCGCGAGGCCGAGCAACGGGCCGAGTTGGAGTTCTACCGGCGGCAGACGGCGGCGATCGACCCGGCGAACGAAACCCCGGAGCAGCGCGAGGCGCGCAGGGACGCGGAGGCCGAAGCGAGGGCCGAGACGCGATTGATGACAAGGCGTTTTCACGAGGACGGCGCGGCGCACTATGGCGACTGGAAGCAACGCTGCGACGACCTCGTGGCGATGGGCGCCGATCCCGGCTTTGCCTCGCTGTTGGTCGAAATGCCCGGCGGCGAGGGTGTGCGGGTCGCGGCGGCGCTGGCGGCTGATCCCGACGCGGTCCAACGCATCGCCAACCTCCGCAACGAGCGGGCGCGGGCGGTGGCGCTGGGCAAGTACGCCGCCACGATCGAGGACGCGCCACAGGCCGCCCCCAGGGCCCCTGTGAACGGCAACGGCAACGGGGCGGCGCCCCCGGTCGTCACCCGCGCCCCGGCGCCGATCCGCCCGGTGACGGGACGTGTCAGCCCGACGTTCAACGAATATACGGCGACGGCGGCGGAACTGGCCGATCACTACATGCGCCAGAACCTGGAGCGGCAGCAGCGCCGCTAGACGTGCCTACGGGCAGCGGGCCGTAACACCGCGCGACGTGCCGAACCGAACGGGTAGCGGGTCCGATAACACCGCGTGGCGTGCGTATCCCGGCTGATCGCGTGGCTTCTCTGTTGCGACAGCGGACTGAACCGGCGCCAGTAATCCCTGGCGCTTTACTTCAATCCGTAAAGCACAGAGGCAAAAATGCCAGCTACCAATACGCTTCTCACAATAAACATGATCACTGCCAAAGCATTGGCGATCCTGCACCAGAAGTGCAACTTCATCGGCGCGATCAACAGGCAATACGACGATTCCTTCGCCAACTCCGGCGCCAAGATCGGTTCGACGCTGCGTATCCGCCTGCCGGTGCAATACACCGTCTCGACCACCCCGGCGCTGTCGCTTCAGAACACGGTGGAGACGCAGGTCAGCCTGCCGATCACCAACCAGTATCACGTCGATTTCAGCTTCTCGTCGGCCGAACTGACGCTGTCCATTGACGACTTCAGTGCCCGTTACATCGAGCCCGCCATGGCCGTCCTCGCTGCCCAGATCGAGGCGACGTGCATCGGCATGATGTGGCCCACCGTCTACAACCAGGTTGGCACCAGCGGCGCGGCGCAGACGTTCAAGACCGTGTTGCAATCGCGCAAGCTGCTGCTCGACAACCTGACGCCGCAATCGAAACAATGGCAACTGCGGATCAACACCCAGGACAACGTCGATCTGGTGGACGCCCTCAAGGGTCTGTTCCAGCAGTCAACGCAGATCGCCCGTCAGTATACCGATGGCGTGATGGGTCTGGCGGCCGGCTTCGAGTGGGCGGAATCGACGCACTTCACCACCCAGACGCGCGGCGCCGAGAGCGCGACCTATACGACAGCCATCACCACGGGCCAGAATACCGGCGGCACGCTGGCCGTCATCACCGGCACCGGGGCGGGCAACGCGGGCGATATCTTCACCATCGCGGGTGTGTTCCGCGTGCATCCCGAAACCAAGGTCAACAGTGGCGTGCTTCAGCAGTTCGTCCTGACCGCTAACTATGCCGGCGGCGGCGGCAATATGAGCATCGCGCCCGCCATCAACGCCGTGATCGGCAGCCCGCAGCAAAACGTGGTGGTGCCCAGCGCCAATGCGACGGCGGCGTTGACATTCCTTGGAACAGCCTCTACTGCAACTGGACTGTCGCTCGCGTTTCATCCAGACGCTTTTACTTTCGCGACTGCGGATTTAGTAATGCCCGGAGGCGTCGACATGGCTTCCAGAGTAGTGAAAGACGGAATTAGTATGCGAGCAGTTCGCCAATACTCGATTTCAGATGATACGATGCCGATACGAATTGACGTTTTGTGGGGCGCGGCGGCGCTACGGCCCCAACTCGCATGTCGCCTCGCTGCGAATTAGCAATGGAACCCGCCATGTTTATCCCATGAACGGGTAGACATGGCGGGATATTGAACAGGAGCCACCATGCCGACAAACGTCGTCTACCCCACGGGGCGCGCGATCAACTTCCAGACCGGCGTCGGGCTGCACGATCTCTCGGCGCTGGCTTCCGGAAACGGCTGGTCGGCGGCTTCCATCACCGCCCACGCCGGCGGCACCCAGGCACTGGCCACGCCTGTCCGCAGCGCGATTACCCTGATCGCGGTCAGCGCGTCGGCTGGCGACAGCGTGCAACTGCCGCCCGCTGTCGGGGGTCAGACGCTCTGGCTGATCAACGCCGGGGCGGCCAGCGCGCAGGTGTTCGCCAACCCCGGCGCCGATACCATCAACGGGGTGGCGAACGCCACGGGCGTCGCGCTGGCGAACGGCAAATCCACCACGCTCGTCTCACCGATTCCAGGCGCGTGGTTCTCGATTCTGTCCGCCTGAACTCCAACGGGAGGCGCGCATGTTTCTGCAAACCACTGGGGATCTAATTACGTTTGTGTTACGAGCGAGTTCGATAAACGGTATTGGCCAGACCCCGATGCCGGAGGACAGCAACACGGGGTTGTCGTTCCTTCAGATGCTCATCGCGCAATGGCAGCGCAAGCGGTGGCTGGTCTGGGCTGAGCAGGAGGTCTCGGCCATCGCGACGGGAAACGACAGCTACACCATCGGACCGGGGCCGGGAACTGACTTCGTGACCCCGCGGCCGGACAAAATCCACGCCGCGTGGTGCCGACTGATGCCGTTCGGTGGCCCCAACGCGGTTGATCTATCGCTGGCGATCATCGAGGCATATGAGGACTGGGCCACGATCGCGATTAAAGACCTTAAGTCGATCCCCGCCGCCGTGTTCTATGATAGTTCGTTCCCGGTCGGGAAACTGACGTTCTGGCCGGTGCCGCCCGCTTCGATCTACGAGATGCACATCGTCGTGAAAGGGCAGCTACCCGCCTACACTACCCTCGTCGATCCGCTGGCGCTCCCGGATGAATACATCGAGGCGTTGGTCTGGAGCCTCTGCGTTCGCATGCAGATGGCCTACGGCCTCCCCTCGCGCCCGGATCACGTTCAGGCCATGCGGCAGGCGGTGGACGTGGTCAAGATGGCCAACGCGCAAATCCCGCTGCTGTCGATGCCGGCGGCGCTGAGCGGGCACCGCGGCGACGTGAGCAGTTGGAGCGGCAAGGGGCTGTCGCAAGCGTGGACCGTGTCAGGGCCGAGTGTGCTGTCGTGACGCGAGTAGCTCTGACAGGGGGTGCCTATCAATCTAGAAGCGTAATAAGCGCCGCACAGCGCTGTCTCAATTTATACGTCGAGCCGCTGCCAGAGGCCGAAGGCGAGCCGTCACAGGCCGCGCATTACCCCACGGCCGGCACGCGGCTTCTGGGCTCGATCGGCCCAGGTCCCATCCGGGGCATCCGTCAGGCTGTCACCGGCGGCATCTTCGTCGTCTCCGGCTCCGGCGTTTACCTGGTGGACGCCACGACGTGGACCGGCACGCATCTCGGCGATATCACACCCGGCCTCACGACGCCCGTCTCGATGGTCGATAACGGTATCGACATGGTGATCGTGGACGGCTCGGCGAACGGTTGGCACGTCACGCTGACCGGGAACGTCTTCGGCCCGATCATCCAGCAGGGAACGCTGGTCGCATCCACCCAGAACGCGCCCACCGAGCTGATCGAGCAGGACACGGCGCGATACGTACAGTTTACCCCATCTTTCGATGGCCGTATCACGACGGCCTCGCTGTCGATCGCGTCCGGCTATCTCGGCACCATGAAATGCTCCATATTCAACAGCGCGGCGGACGCGCCGACCGACGAGATCGGTTCCGCGCGGGACGCGTTAAACCCGTTCACCGGCGACAATCCGTTTACCTTCGTCAACGCGGTTCCGGTCACGGCCGGGCAACAATACTGGATCGGCTTCGTCTCCGACACGACGGCGGGCATCTGGCAAATCGACGGCGACAACATCGGCAACCGTTCCACCACGCCATTCGCCTCATTCCCGGTCAACAGCCCGGCCACGGTGGGCGCCACAGGCGTCGTCGTGTCAATGCGATTGGAATCCGATCCCGGCGGCATCTTCGCCGGCGCCGATCGCGTGGACTTTCTGGATACGTACCTGTTGTTTAACAAACCGGGAACGCCGCAATTCTACGCGTCCGATAGCCTCTCGCTGACGTTCGATCCGTTGTGGTTCGGGAATAAAGAAGCCTATTCGGACATGTTACAAACTTTGGTGGTGGTCAAGCGCGATATCTGGCTGCTTGGCGGTTCAACGACCGAGATATGGGCCGATGTCGGGCCGCAATCCGCGCTCGTGTCGTGGCCCTTCCAATCGCAGCCCGACATCTTCATTGATCACGGCATCGCGTCGAAATACTCGGCGGCGGAATATGACAACGGCCTTTTCTGGCTCAGTCACGACCGGCAGGGCCAGGGCATTGTCATCATGGGCGCGGGATACCAGACGAAACGTATATCCACGTACGCCATCGAGGCCGAGATCGCGGGCTATACGACGATCGCCGACGCGATCGGCTTTTGCTACCAACTCGGCGGACATGCGTTCTACGTCCTCTCATTCCCCGCCGCCGACAAGACGTGGGCCTACGATATCACGACCGGAAGCTGGCACGAGTGGGTATGGATCGACGGCAATGGCGACGAACACCGGCACCGCGCCAATTGCTACTGGCCATGCGTGACCCCGGTGGGTTCCGTTCCGGTCATCGGCGACTGGCGGAACGGCGACCTTTACGCGCTTGACCTTGGTATCTATACCGACAACGGAACGACGATCAAGCGGGTACGCTCGTTCCCGCACGCGCTGGCTGATGGCAAACGGGTGTTCTATCGCCAGTTCCTCGCCGACATCGAGTGCGGGCAGGCCCGCGATACCGTCTGGGTCATCTCGCCGCCGGATAACCTGCCACGCGAAACCGGGGCGCTGTTCACGCGCGAGGATGGCGCCCCGATGATGCGCGAGGCGGGACGCTCGGACATGGACATGGTGAGCCTGCGCTGGTCGGACGATCGTGGCCACACCTACGGCAATCCCATCATGCAATCCGCCGGTAGCGCCGGCGAATACCTCACCAGCCTGCAATTCCAGCGGCTCGGCATGGCGCGTGACCGCGTGTTTGAAATCTCGTGGTCCACGCCCGCGAAACGCGTTTTGCAAGGCGCATGGGTGGATGCCACTTCGGGGATGAGTTGATGTCGGGCAAGATTTCAGGCGATACCACCGTCCCCTACAAGGCCGGGCTGTTTGTCCCCGCCGTGGACATGACGCGGACCATCGGCGCGCAGAACGTCAAGCTGTTGGCGTCGTCGCTGGTGCCGGGGGCGGTCGTCACGCCGGAGCAGTACGGCGCCGTGGGCGATGGCGTGGCCGACGATACGATGTCCATCCAGCAGGCCATCGACGCGGCCTCGGCGGCTGGCGGGGGCACCGTCCAGCTTGCCGTCGCCAACTACAAAATCACCGGCACGCTGCGGATCGGCAACGGTAGTGCCTCCGCCGTCTCGACGCACGCGGGCGTGATCCTGGCGGGCGTCCCGGTTCCCTCCGGCGCGTTCTTTCCGGGTTACATCATCCCCGCGTCCTCGCGGATCACCTGGGCCGGCATCGCCGCCGAGATGATCATCATCCTCGGCCCGCTTCAGGGCTGGGGCGTACAGAACCTGGCACTCGACGGCGGCGGCCTCGCCACTGTCGGCATCCACGTCATTTCCGGACAGTTCGGCGATTGCTCGAACCTGCTGATCAGCGACTGCGTGGCCGAGGCCATCGGCTCCGATACCGTGCAGACATTCGCCGGCGCGGCCAATACCGACAGTCTGTATAATTCCTGGAAGAATATCTATATCTCGATGCCCTCCGTCTCCGGCGTGAAAGGCATCGTGCTGACCGGTGCCACCGGCACCGTAACGTCCGACACGGATTATAACCTGTTCGAGAACATCATGATTGGCCTGCCGATCAGCGGCCTGGGCTATGGCATCTACTTGCAGAACGCGGACAGCAATCAGTTCAAGAACGTCTCCCTGGCGGGGGGCACCGCCTCGGCGGTCGGCGTCGTGTTCGACTACTCCGCCAATACCGCCGCCGTGTTTCCTTGCGGCAACGCGTTTTTCGGCATCGATACCAACGGTACCACGCTGGGCGCGAACCAGTGGATCAATGTCGGCGCGCCGTCCATCAACGCGCGGCCCAACTTCCTGCGCGGGCTTTACCAGGCCAACAGCGCGACCAATCCGGTGCTGCGTAACATGCACCCCGATCTGCCGGTCCAGACCGGCGAGCAGGTGTTGCTGTTCTCGCAGAGCGCCTCGATCGGTGGTTCCTTGATCCATACGCCCTACGTCACCGGCATCTATCGTATCAGCCTCTATCTGGCGATCCAGTCCACCGGCAACCCGGTCACGCTGACCGCCGGCGTTGGCTGGAATGACGGCTCGGCGCGCTCGCTCTCGACGCAGCCGATTAATATGTCCACCGGCGCCAACAATCCGCAGGTGCTCACCGCCACCGTCATCGATCTGGCGAACGACTCTTTCACCTGGTCAACCACGGTCTCGGGGGCGCCGGGTGCCGGGACTTACATGATCGCCATCGTGATCGAGAGGCTAAGCTGATGGCCGCCGTTCCGCTGCTGCCCAACCCGGTTCCGCAGTTCTGCGACGCCAACGGCGAGCCCTACGCGGGCGGGACGATCGCGACCTACATTCCGGACACAAGCACGCCCAAGGCAACGTGGTCGGACCCTGGTCAACTGGGTCAGAACACCAACCCGATCGTGCTGGACGCCGCCGGCCGGTGCGTCATGTACGGGGACGGCGCCTATCGGCTGATCTTGAAAGACGCGGCTGGTAATATCATCTGGGACCAGCCATCCGACACCATCATCTCGGCGGCCATGACTCCCGTTGTCGGCGCACCGACGATCGCCGACGCGGTCAATCTGTTGGGGCTCGGCGGCGGCTCCGTCTCGGCCGAGGCGGCGGCACGATCGACGGCGGACAGCGCCGAACAGGGGGCGCGCATCGCCGCCGACAACGCCATCACGTCAAACCTCAACGACGAGATCAACCGCGCCTCGGCGGCCGAAGGCAATTTGCAATCGCAGATTTCGGGATTGCCGTCGTTGCCCACGCAACCGCTTCCCCCCGGCTACTCGTTCCGCTTCGGCAATACAGTGTCGGACAGCGGCGGCCATTTCAGCGCGGTTTTCACGCCACCGTTCCCCGCCGCCGTCGATACGGTCATCACCACGACCGTGGTTAGCTGGTGGGCCGGGGTCACGACCCAATCGGCGGGCGGTTTCTCCGGGATCACCTCGTCGCCGCTGGCCGGCGGCAACTGGAACAAAGGACCGCAAGCGGTCAGTTGGTTGGCATTGGGCCACTGAGCCATGTCCGGCGCGGGGAGCAAAATCGCGGCGGTCATACCGGCGCCCAACGCACCGCTGGTGAACCCCGACGATGGGACGGTCTCGGTCGCGTGGCGGGCGTGGTTCCTGACATTGCAACGCCGAACCGGGGGTACCACGGGCACCTCTGTCACGGAGGTGGCTAACCTCGTCTCGGCCGGCGGCGCGGCCGGAGCGGCCGCCGATCAGGCGTTGCGGGACGCCCTCGCCGCCGAGACCGCCGCGCGCATGGCGGAGGATAACGCTGAGCATGGGGCGCGGGTCAGCGGCGATCAATACCTGTTCGGCATCGTCCAGGGCATGGTCCCGATCGAGCAGCTTTGCCAGTACTGGGCGCAATGCGATTTCAGTTTCCTGCCGACGGCCGACCCCGGCAACGGACAGCCATGGAACGATGGCGGACACATCGCCATCGGCTCGTCCGGCGCCATGGCCGGTATCGGGTTGGAAGACGACAGCGGGACATGGCTACCCGAGGACGGCGCGGGGACGTGGCAATGGGGATAAGCTTTGGCCAACACTAAGATTTCAGCCGGCGCCGATCCCGTCATCCTCGCCGCGACCGACCTCGTGCCGATGGCTCGTAGCGGCTCCACGACCGCCTACGCGGCGACAATGGCCGAGGTCGTCACATGGACCAACACGGGTCTGCCCTACGAGGTCGCGGTGGCCACCTCGCCCGGCATCGCCTCGGCCGGCACGGTGGCCAGCGTCAGCCGGGGTGACCATGTGCATCCGTTCGATAATACCCGCGTAAGCAAGTCCGGGGACGCCATGACGGGGCTCCTGACCGGCACCGTGGCGCAATTCAACACTTACACGGTCACCGCCTCCGGCCCGACGTGGACGACCGGCACGGCGGCGCCGTCGAGCACGCAGCCGGTCGGCTCGCTCTACAGCCGGGTGGGCGGCGCGGTGGGTGCGACGCTCTACGTGAGCCGGGGCGGCGGGACGTGGGCGGCTGTCGCTGGTGTCTGAGGTGCCGCCGTTCGTCGTGTTCAGTATGCCCCGCGCCCGGTCGAAATGGCTCAGTCAGTTCTTGCGATACGGGCCATGGCAGGTGGGCCATGACGAGATCCGCCATTGCCGATCGTTGGATGACGTGACCTCGTGGCTCGCGCAGCCGTTCACGGGCACCGTGGAAACCGCCGCAAGCAGCTTTTGGCGTCTGCTGCCGGAGGGCGTTCGCGTCGTCACCGTGCGCCGGCCGGTGGCCGATGTGGTCGCCTCGCTGCGGCGTGGTGGTCTCGCGTTCGATGATGCCGTGATGACGCGGGCGGTCGAGGCGATCGAGCGCAAGCTGGACCAGATCGAGCGGCGGCTGCCGGACGTGCTGGCGGTCACGTTCGCGGATCTGGCGGCTGAGCCGTGGTGTGCGCGTGTCTTCGAGCATTGCCTGGGACTGCCGCACGACAGCGCCTGGTGGGCGGCGTGCGCCCGCGTCAACATTCAGATCAGCCTGCCGCACCTCATGCGCTACTACAGCGCCCACGCGGCGCAGATGGCTAAGCTGGTCGCCGTGGCGAAGCACCGGACGATCGCGACAATGACGCGCGCGGCGGTGGAGCCGCCGGAGGGCGTGACGTTCCAACACGAGGATGCCCGTTCCTTCTACCGCGACGCTCAACACCTGTTCGCCGAGCACCTGTTCCAGACCGGACAATCCCCGGATGCGTGCGACGACAAGAACTGGCCGCTGGTGTTCCAGATGGACGACTTGGGTCTGATCCAGACCATGACGGCGCGGAGCAATGGCCGGATATTCGGATATCTGCAAACGGTGATCGGCCCGACGTTCGATGCGCCTGGTGTCGTGCAGGCGTGGCACACCATCTTCTTCGCCTCGCCCGACGTGCGCGGGTTGGGCATGAAACTACAACGCGCGGCGCTGGCGCGGCTGCGCGAGATGGGCGTGGATGAGGTCATCATGCGCGCCGGGGTGCGCGGCTCCGGGCCGCGCCTGGGCACGTTCTACCGCCGTCTCGGCGCCGAAGACCTCGGGCAACTCTACAGAGTGGGAATAACGAGATGGGATGGGCAGCGGCAGCCATAGCGGGCAGCGCCGTAATTGGCGCCGGCACGAGCATATACGGTGCGAACAAGGCGGCGGCGGGGGCCGACAAATCGGCCAACCTTCAGAACGCGATGTATCAGCAGACGCGCGGCGATCTGCAACCGTATTTCGGCCCAGGTCAGACGGCGGTCGGCAACGCGCTGCAACTGGCCCAGAGCGGCCCCACGGGAGGCGGGCCGGATTACGTGGCGCAGGCGGCGGCGCACATCCCCGGTCAGATGACGCAGGCGGAACTGGAACAGACGCCCGGCTACCAGTTCACGCGGGATCAGGGCCTCAAAAGCGTTCAGTCGGCGGCGGCGGCGCGCGGGCTCGGCGTCTCCGGCGCGGCGCTGAACGGCGCGGCCACCTATGCCACGGGCCTCGCCGACAAGACGTATCTAGATCAGTTCAATGTCGCACAGCAACGGTTCGGCGATTACCTCAATCTCAATACGGGGCAGCAAGGAAACCTGACGAACCAGTTCAACCGTTACAACTCCATCGCCACGCTCGGCGAGAACGCCGCCGCCGGGCTTGGCACGCAGGGCGTCTCGCTGGCCAATCAGGCGGGCGGCTACATCAACGCGTCCGGGCTTGATCAGGCGGCGGGGGTCAAGAACGCCACCAACGCGCTGTCGAGCGGGGTGAACAGCTACCTCGGGTACAACGCTTTGCAGAGCGCGCTGCACCCGACGATGGGCGGGTATATCGACACCACCAGCACTTTTTAGGATGACGCGTCATGTCTGAAACCAACGCGCTGTTGCAGAAACTGGGCGGAGTGCCGACGCTGACGGCGGGCGATCAGGTGCTTGTCAATCCGCTGGCCGCGACGATGGCCGGCAACCAGGCGGCGCAGAGCGTGTTCCAGACGCGCGACTGGCAGGCGAAGCAGGCCGCCGGGCAGGCGTATCAACAGGCGATCGACCCGGAGACCGGGCGCTTCGATCCGCTGAAGTTCAACAACCTGCTGGCCGCTACCGGCGCGACCGGCGCCCTGGCGGCGAAAAGCGGCGTCGAGAGTTCGCAGGAATTGCAGGGTGCCCAACTCGCGCAAAACGCCAAGATGCAGTCGCTGCTCAATGACTCGGTCACAGCGGCGCTCGCCTCGCCTGACGCCAATCTGAAACAATCCGTGTTGGAACAGGCGCAACGGCTGCGCGCCGCCGGGTTCCCATCCGACCGTATTGACGGGTCACTGCTGCACCTGTCCTCCGACCCCGCGCAACTGCGGCAGCAACTGGAGACGGTGCGGGTGGGGACGCTGCCGCCAGACCAACGTCAACAGGTGATCTACGGCCAACCATTCAGGCAAACGGGGCCGAGTGGCGCGACCATCGGCGGCGTGCAAGATCCGCGAGGCGGAGGCGTGTCTGGCCCAGGCGGGCAACCGGGGTTGCCGCAGGGACAAGATCCGTCCGATCTCAACAGGATCGTCCAGATTGGCACCAATCCGGACGGCACCAAACGAATGGGTACGCAGCGACAGGCGCAAAATATCGCATCTGGACGCGATGCCAATGATGATGGCCCGACGCCCGGCAGCCAACTCGGTACCGGTCGCCTCCCGGCTCCCCTGCTGAACCCCAACAAGGCCACCCCGCCACCAGGGACCCAGCCAGCCACCACGCCGACCGCGAAACCACCCGGCTTCAATGTTGGGCAACCGCCCGCGCAGGAGGCCGCGCAAACAGAAACCGGAGGGGCGAGCGCGAAGAAGTTCCAGGACATCGTGGCGCAAGGTGTCAATGCCCGATCCCAGGACGCGCTGCTCGCCAACCTCGCGGGGGAGGCGGCGAAGATCCGCACTGGGCCGGGTGCTGATTTCGTCAATGATCTGAAACGGACCATCCTCGGCGTCGGCGCGCAATTCGGCACGACGTTCGGCATCGACGCCGACAAGTTGAAAAGCATGGAGGACGTGATCAAGATCGGCAACCAACTCGCCAACGCGCAAGGCGCGGGCAGCGATGCCCGGTTGAAGGTCAACGAGGGGTCGAATCCGTCCTATCACAACACGCCGCTGGGCCTGGATTTCATCGTCAGGCAATTACGCGGGAACAATGACTACACGCTGGCCAGACAGAAGCTGGCGGCGACTTACTCGGACAAATCCGACATTGAAGGATTTGAGAGCAAGGCGGGCGCCAACCTCGATCCCCGCGTGTTCCAGTATCAGCGTATGGCACCCGGAAAAATGCGAGAGGACTATTTTAACACCATAGCCCCCGCCGACCGGCCCGCGTTCAAGAAAGCGTATCAATGGGCGGAACAGAACGGCGCGGTCGGTGGCTGACCTCTCTCAATACGATTCGGTTTTTAAGGCGGCTGGCGAAGAGTGGAACGTCGATCCGACGTTGCTCAAGGCTATCGCCACGCAAGAGAGTGGCGGCAGGACCGATGCCGTCAGCAAGGCCGGCGCGATGGGCCTGATGCAGATTATCCCCGAGACGCAGCGATATCTCGGGGTGACAAATCCAAATGATCCGGTGCAATCGATCTATGGCGCCGCGAAATATGTCAACGAGGCATTGACCGCCGAAGGCACGCCTGAACGGGCGCTGCTCTATTACCACGGCGGCCCGGACTGGCGAAACAAGTATGGCCCCGAGAGCGCGGCCTATGTGCCGGCGGTCACCGCGCATTACGTGAAACTGAACGCCGCTCCGCCAGCCAACCAGTCGTTGCCGGCTCCAACGACCCCGGCCCCGGTGGCGGATGAAGCCACTCCGGTGGCGCCTCCGAAGCCCGTGGGGGAGGACATCGACGCCCCCGTCCAGATACCCCCGCCGATGGTCGCGGCGGCTCCGGCACCCACCCAGGAGGCGGCGAAACCCATGGCGACGAAGCCAGCCGGCGATACGGAAAGCGATGCCGAGTTCTTGGCCCGGACGGGTGGACATAGCGGCGGTGCCGAGTCGGACGAAGCTTTCCTGAAGCGCACCGGAGCCACGACGGGGGGCCCGCAAACGGCGGAGCCGGGAGCGCCGTGGGAATACGTGCCGCCCGAAGCCGGCGACCCCGACATGACGCCGCGCCCATCGGAAGTCCCGGCGACGGTGGCGCAGGCGCGAAACGCGCTGCAACCCGAACCGGGTTATGTGCGGGCGGGACCGTTGCCGTTCGCTCTGAAGGAGACCTCTCCGGGGTCAGGCGTGGCCGATCCTAATTCCGGATGGGCGGGCTTCAGGTGGGACCCAGGCTCGACTGTCTCGGCGCTTGGCGGCAACGCGCTGCTCGACCTGTTGGAGGGCACCGGACAAGCCACCAGCATGGGGGGCGATGCCGCGCCATTGGCCGGCAAGGTCAGCCCAGAGGCGACGGCGTTCATGCTCGGCACGCGGATGGGGATGAAGCCCAGGAACGCGCTTGAATCCGGCCCTCGGTATGGGCCATCAGATTCAGAAATATTGCGCGGGCGCGTCGAAGAGGCGTCGCGCGGCGGGGGATCACCGTCGTCCGGGTCGTCGCCGGGGATGGATGACGGGCCGACCCCAGGAGGAGCGCCTGGCGGTCCATCGCCGGGCATGGGCGGCCCTGGTGGCGGCGCGGCGGCCCCACGGTCAGCCGGCGCGGCGGCGACGCCCAGCGGCGATGCGACGCTTACGCCAGAACAGGCCGCCGAGTATGGCTCCGTGGCGGACAAGCAGTGGCTCTATAAAAGCAAGCCGCCGGGCGAGGCCGACAATACCGTTTACATTAAGGGCATCGACCCAACCATGGCGCAGCGGGAACAGACGATCCAGGCGGCGCGCGAAACCAAGGCCCAGCGCAACTTGTCGCCAGAGGCGGCGCAGAACGAAGCCGAACTACTCGACGATCACAACACCAAACGCAAGAATGAATATCAGGAGATCGCCGGGTCCGATGTCACGCAAGGCAACGCGATACGGGCCGCCGAGGATAAGATCGATAGCGCGCTCGACGCGGCATACAGCAAAGGCGGGAAGGTAGACGGGCAACCGGTCGCGGAAGCGATACAGGCGGAACTCGACGCGCCAGGTGGCAAACTGCCGCCGGTTAAAGCCGTGATGAAAGAAATCAGCGATGCAATGCAAAAGTCAGACGGGAGCGGCCTGGAAACCGACCCGAGGCAGTGGCATGGCGTCAGGCGCGTCATAAACTTTTACCAGTCAAAACATGGGATCGCGGAGAAGCCGGCGTATGGCGCCCCCGACGTTCAGGCGGCGCTTATCCGCGTGAAGGACGCACTTGATGGCGCCGTCGAGCCAGCCGCGCCGGGTTTCCGAGAGGCAATCGCGGACTACGCGACAGCGAAACAGGCCTTCGATGTAAACGAGGCGCTCCAGAAGGCGGAGCCCACGCTATACGACAGTCGTTTGCATATGAATTTCAGCAAGATGCACACTTTTATGAATAAAGTCATCCAGTCGCGCGATCCAAGAGCGTCGCTCAATCCCTGGCAGTCGATGACAGAAGAGCAACTGAATCGATTGAAATCTCTGCACGACGATTTAATGCGAGTGGCCACCGCTGATGATCTCGCCAAGGCACGCGGGTCGGATACGGTGCCAAACTTCCTGGACGCGGTAAAATCGGCCGCTCATGGAATCCCTGGGACGATCGCCGCTGGCGTCGCCGGTCACATCTTTGGCGGGCCGGGCGGGGCGGTCGTCGGGCCAATCATAAAGGGGCAGGTCGAAAACATATTCACGCGAGGCGCGGAACGGCGGGCGACGGAGAGAATGGGGAACCTGTTGCGACCTGATCCGACAAAGTATCCGACTCGTCCGAACCCGTTGCTGAATCCCGACGCGCCGCCCTGATCAGAAATACATCAGCGCGCAGAGCCCCAGCACGCCGCCGGTAAAATACGTGGCCGCCAACCAGGGCGGCCATTCGCGGGGCGGCGGTCGCGGTGGCGGGACGATAGGCTCCCACCATCGTGGGTCAGGCGGCCGGGTGTCCGGCTTCGCCCATGACGGCGCGTGTGCGTAGGGATCAGGCGTTGGCGGGGCCTTGGGCCTGGGCGGCGAAGGTGGTGGAGCAGGCGGCGGCTGCGGGGCCTCTTGCTCCGATTGCTCCCATGGCCGCGCCCATGACGGGGATGGCGACGTGAGCATCTGCTCCCACGTCAGCCCGTGCTTCTTGCGGAACGCCTCGGCCTGGAGCCCGGCGGCGGCGCGCTCACCAGCGTGGTCGGAGCCCAGCATGCCGAGGATGGCGGCGAGGCGGCGGCGGTCGGTGCTGGTCATGGCTTCCGCCTGTCGTTTTCGAGCTTCGTGATGCGCTGGCTCAACGTGAGGTTCTCGCTCAACCCGTAAAGCAGGTGTCCGCGCGTGTCGTCCGTATCGGCGCGGATGTGGCTTAGCCGATCAAGCACCCGCTCAAAGCCGTTGTTGATCTCCGTCATCATGCGATCGAGATGCGCGCGTGTTTCTTCGTCCATCACAAAATCCTCAGTCCTTGGGCACGCGTTGTTGATCGATGATGCGCCGCAGTATCTCGCTGATCGAGATGCCGAGGTTGTCCGCCTGCTGCCTCAACCATGAGTGTTGAACCGGCGGCAGACTAATTGTGATGCGCTCCATAAGCGTATGGTATGCGTTGTGGCATCAAATGTGTCAATCGTTTTGTTCGTCGGGGAACGGGTGCAGGCCAACGTCGCGGGCCCGCTCGATCCACCAATCGACCCCGGAGCGCGTCAGGATCTGGTCGATCTCGGCATACAGGCGCGTGACGCCTGGCGTGTGGCGATGCCAGTCATCGATCCACGCGCGCAGCCACACACGCAGGATGGCGATGTCGGCCGCCGTCAGGTGCTCGCCGCGCCGGTAGCGGCGGATGCTCGGCCGGGTCAGGTCGGATGCGCTCATGTCTGCCCCTCGTCGCTCAATTCGGCCTCGTCTTGTGCAGATCGCCCCAGACCCGGTTCGTCGCGACGTTTTCCGCCTCGATCGCGCGCAGCGCCGGAAGCGCCTCGGCCAACGAAGCGAACGCCGTCCGACGCAACTCATAGCGCCACGTCGCCCGCTGGGCGTCGCAGAGCGCGCACCAGGGGTTCAGGGTGCCGTCTCTGAGCAGTTCGATAACCTTCCGGCGCAGCGGCGTTCGGATCAACCGCGAGGCTTCATCTTCGTTCTCGGCTTCATCCGCCGTGGCGAGAATGCAGTGCCGATCAGGGCAAAGACACTGGCAAATCCAGACTGCCATCACCGCTCCTTTCCCTGAGCAATCTTCCTTGCTTCCCTTCGCTCTGTGGGCCGCCCAACGCCCGCCCTCGCCAGGCTCGTCACCGGCCGCTCTGGCGGACGATGGTCCGGCCCCTATGAAGACAGAGAAAGGGGCGAATAAAACATCGAACAAAAACAATAGCTTCCAGAGGCATAGGGGACATGAGCTATGTCCCCAATAGAGGACATGAGCTATGTCCCCTATCTGTCCATTGTTGGGACATGCGAATCGGTATAAGGGGATCGTCATGTCCATGGCAAGGCAGCAAAATGACCTCAATACGTGACACCGCGAACGCCCCCGCCGGCCCACGCTTCACCAAGGTCTATGACCAGGGGTTCGCTCGACTGAAAGAGTTGATCAGCCTGCGCGGCGGCGCGGCCACGGCGCGCGTCTGGGTGTTCCTCACCGAGCATTGCGGCCACGACAACGCGCTGTGCTGCACTATCGACGTGATCGCGGAGGAACTGGACCTGCACCAGCGCACGATCCGGCGCGCGATCAAGTATCTGGCGGACAGTCAGGCGATCGTCATCGCCAAGGTCGGCACGGCGAACGTCTATATCCTGAACAGCGACGAGGTCTGGAAGACCTACGAGGAACACAAGCGTTTCTGCGGGTTCCGCACCCGCACGCTGATCGGCTTCAAGGAAAACACCGGGCTCCGGAAGCGGCTGACGCACATGCTGGGCGAGCCAAAGACGGGCGACCTGTTCGCGGACGCGGCCGAGTAAATGATCTACTTCGCGCAGGTCAAACGCTTTATGGCCGACAGGAGCGGCCTCGTTAAAATCGGCTGGTCCAAAAATCCAGAACGGCGGATTGCCAGCCTGAAGACCGCCATGTCGGACGATCTGGTGATTATCAGACTTCTCGCCGGACGGCGCAGTGACGAAAAACGCATTCATCGGGAAGTGTACCCGCTCCAGGTAAGGCGTGAATGGTTCCGGTATGAACCGGAACTGCTCTCCTATGACTTCGGGTTGCCGGATATTCCCACCCCGGAAGCGTGCCCGGTCGCCATGTTCGCGGAAGCGCAACCGGCCGTTACCAGGCTATGGAAAGAGCGACGTAAGGCCCAGGCGAGCGCACCCCGGCTCGTGGTCGCGGCCGAGTAGGTCATGGCTCACCAATGGCGGCGCGGTCGCGGATATTGCGCGGGCCACCATTGGCCTCCGCCGCCCACCGATCACCCTGCGCCTCAAGGGAATCGGCGGCCTCCAGGCGGCTGATGGACTGGGGCGGATCGTCCAGCGTCCGGCTCAACGGCACCGGCCCCCAGCCCTCGGCGTATTCCCGCCTAAGATCGGCGGCCAGCTTGCGGCACGCCCGCTCCATCGCCCGCGCGTCGAGCGAGTGGTACTGGGCGGCCCGGCCGTTACCGCCGTTGGTCCTGGGCATCGCCCGCCACGCCGGTCTCCAGGGCTTGCCGCGCGATCCGGCCAACGCCTTCGACGACATGGCGCATGGCGGCCGCCGAGAGCCGGTCCAGCGTCATGCCGTTGGCCGTCAACACCTCATGCGCCCGCTTGTAATAAGCCTTGTCCGGTTCCGGGAACACGGCGAGCGGATAGGCGGCGGCCCAGGACGCTATCTGGTGCAGCGCCTCTTCGTACAGGTCCACCTTGTCTTCGGGGGTCATGCCCTTCACCCCACATGCCCCATCGGCAGCCGCTTGCGCGCCACCCACGCCGCCCGGCGCTCAGTGACGCGGGCGTCGTCCACGATCTCATCGGCCGCGCGCTCCAGCCGCCCCACGCGCCACGCGACGGCCCGCAGCCTGGTCGCGAGCGACGCGGACCACGGCGAGACCTCGTCGGCTATCCGCTCGATGTCCTCGGCGCTGGTCGTCATGCCAACCTCTTGAGCGGCACGCCAAGCCGCTCGCGTACCTCCGTGTGGTGCTCCGGCGCCAGGTGCCGCGTGATCCAGTTGCACGAGGCGCACAGGGGTGGGCCGTCCGGCGGGGACAACGCGCAGCCGATGACGTGATGCCCGCAGTCGGCGCAGACGAACTCAACGCAAGTTCCCGCGCCGCTCACGCCCGCCCCCGTAGGCGCTGGACCGCGGCCACGGCGGTGTAAAGCAGGCCGAATGGGATCTGGTGCTGCGTGGCCCGGCAATGGTCGGTCAGCGCCTCGATGGCGGCGAGGTCCGCCTCCGCCCGCAGGTGCGCGGCGCACGGCTCGCAAACATATTCGCCGTCGATGGCGGCTGTCGCCTCGCCGACGCAACCGGGCGTGTCGCAGCTTAGGTGTATGACACCATCTTCGCAGCCATGTGCTTCGCATTTGACCAGGCGGCCGTCCGGGTCGTTGGCCCCGCGGCGTGATTCCCAGACAAAACCATCTTCGCACTCGCAGCGTAATTGTATCGGAACCGTGACAAGACTCAACTTGCCAGATGGCGATCCATGCGTAGACTTACCTATGGTGTCGGGAAGCGTACTGACGCTGGAGAGTAGGGGAAAAGCGCGATGCGATGACATGATGGCCTTCAGCCGTGTTGCTGTAGGCGACAATAGGCTATTGCCTATCGTCTGGTCAAGCGCCGGATAGGCCGTCGATCCGATAAAAAGATGCGATCAGGGGAGCACGCATGGGACAAATCGAACCACTACGCGGCCATCGCGCCCGAGTCTTCGCGGCGCGGGGCGGCTTTCCCGGCCAGGCCCACCGCCGCCAGAATCATTTTGTGGAGGAACGCCAGTTGTTTACCAGAGAGCTGGTCGAGCAGGTGGTTGATCTCTGCCTTGCTCGCGTTCTCCACCAGATTGTCGCATCGGGGATTGATCCAGCTATCGTCGCCGGCGGGCTTCTCGCGCGGGCGGACGACGGCTGCTGACACCATCCGCCGCCTGATCGGGCGGACGGTCTTGCGCGGCGGCTTCAGTATCTCGGCGTCGAGGTCGTAGGTTCTGACCAACAGGTCGAGGTCGTAGGTTCTGACCAACAGGTCGCGGTCGGGTTCGGTCAGGAATTTCGGTTTCCCGCGCCTGATATACTGCTGGATGAAGGCGTGGTTGTGGCCGATTTTCTTGCTGGCCTCGGCCCAAATGCCAAGCGGTAGCGCGCCTTCCAGATACGCTCTGGCGGCGGCTGACTTCTGATCCTCGATCATTTTCCGTCTGGCGGTCGGCGTTGGCATCGACGCCATCCTAGGCGAGTCAATAGGTTATTGCCAAGTGGGAACCGTTCGTAGGCTACCC